AAGCAGTGCAATAGACGTGAGTGTTTTCTTTCGTGTTAATGGCGAAGAACACAAGCTACGCATTTATAAAAACAATCGCAAGGAAGAAGGGGATAAAAGACCGGACTACCTTGTTAACTTAACTTTGAATGGTCAAGACTTAGAAGCTAACTCTTGGAAGAAAGTAGCTAAAGAGAGTGGCAAAATCTACTATCAAGGCACACCGAAACCTAAAGACATTGGTTACGCTAAGTCAAATGTGGCAACAGATGAGCCAAAAGAAGAAGTCAAAGACACAAAAGACGACATCCCTTTCTAACGATTGGGCGGATAAGCTACGCTCTCAAAAGTATCTTACTTTTGTACGTGAGCATGGATGTTTAATATGTTTCAGACCTTCACAAGCACACCATTTAACTCACATTATGGAAGGGTCACGTGGTTTTAGACGAACAGGCGACCAGTTTGCAGTACCCTTATGTGAGGAACATCACAGAAGATTACATGAACATGGTAATGAAGAAAGGTGGTGGGCGTTGGAAGGAATAGAGCCTTTGGAGTGGGCGGAAGAAAAATGGAAAGAATTTTTAGACAGGTAGAAGTTACCTTAACCCCATCTGAAATGTTGGTTGCCGGTCAACTCGGTCTCATGCGTATGGTGCAAAACCTACGTGATAACAGACATGGTAAGTATGGTTCTCCAACAGATGTGCAAGCATGGGCGATTAATATACTAGGCACAATGGGCGAAGCGTGTGTCGCTAAGTGGGGTGGTCTATGGTGGAGTGGATCGCTTGGAGACTACAAGGCGGATGATGCCGGTAAGTTACAAGTAAGAACTGTTGACCATGAAAAGAAACGTCTCATCCTACATGATGATGATAAGGATGATAGACCTTACGTACTGGTGTACGCAAAACCCCCAACCTTCTATATCAAGGGTTGGATTATGGGTGCGGATGGTAAGAATAAAGAATACTGGAGTGACCCACAGGGTACAAACAGGCATGCTTACTTCTTGCCAGAAGATTGTTTAAACGACATTAATGAATTGGAATTAGGAGAGTGGTTATGAGTAAACACACATGGGATAGTTTAGCTGAATCTGGACATTCGCCAAAAATGATTGAAGCTATGTTGGCAGAGCAAGAGCAAGAGAAAATGTCGCCTTTACGCAAGGCTATGCATGAAGTTGATTATTCTATTGATGATTGTTCCCAAGAATTACAAGATGCAATAAGTGAAGTGTGGGATGAGATCGAGCAACTGGAAAAGGAATTGAAATATATAGAACACACATCAAAGTGCCTTGTCGAAGCTTCAAATAAATTAATTGCAAAGGAACGAGACTAATGGTTATAAAAGATGGCAAGATGTATGGAATTAATGAGACTGAACCTAAAGAGCCTTTAGACTTTACGCTTACGAGTGAAGAATGGATGGAATTAACAGATGATTTAGTAGAAATAGTGACCAAGTATTCTAAAGATGAGAATTGGGATACACCTATGAAAAAGAATTGGGGAAGTTTTGCAGAAGCTAGAGACGAAGTGGTTGAATGCATACATAAAATAAGGAGAGAAAGATGAGTGAAAATTGTCAAGAATGTGGCTTTGTATTAGTCCAAGATGAACAAGAAGCAGACACATTAGTTTGTCATAAATGTGGACTAGGTTGGGAGAAAGCTAATGAACATTGACTTATTAGAAAGGGAATTATTGATTGCTATTGATATTGAGTTCTCAGATGTTGAACTAGAAGAAAAGAGAAGGGATTTAAAACAGTTTGCTATTGATCTGTTTAAAGAATATAGAGGAGAACTATGAGCATACCTAAAGAAGTATATGAGAAGGCATTACAGGGCGTAGAAGCAAAGAAACATGCGTACCGGCAGACCAGAGAGGGTACGATAGTTTCGTTCCTTATACATCCGGATGATGTGCCTAAGTTATTAACGCAAGAATTATCTGTGAGTGCCATTGGTGCTAGGTATATGCTTGGCATAGTCAGACTGGAAGAAGAAAGCGATTACCCTATAATACCGGAAGAAGTTACCATTGGGGAACGTGCATTTAAAAGATCAGCACTCATCTGCCGAGACCCCAGCTACCAAAGCTGGACTCGTTTAAACGCAGAGAAATGGGCGACACAGTATGACGTTGATGAAACTATTGATAGCGAAGAACAGTATGCATCCGAAGTAATAAGAAATGTTTGTGGCATATTTAGTCGCAAAGAACTAAGAGAGAATAAGGAAGCACAGAAGAAACTAACAGAACATATAAATGAATTTCAAAGGGCAGTAGGAAGATGAGAATGTTTAGGCAACCAACCAAGATGGATGAACACAAGTCTCCTAAAAAGACCTGTCAATCTAGGACTAAGAATATATCTACCTCATCTATGAATAAACACACACGCAGAATGAGGGGTAAGTCTCGTTATAGAGGACAAGGGCGATAATGCCATTATATAAAGTAATCAAGAAAGAAACCAAAGAGACTGTTCACTACACGACAGCTTGGGATGAGTGGTGTGCAGAAGTCAAGGTACTCAATGGAGAGATAAAACCCTCTGGAGAGGAAGAAGTATCAGTAGAAATTGAGGTATTCATACCCAAATAAAGAATTAACTATAAGGAGTAGTTATATGAAAGAGAAAAAGGAAGCACTTATTGTACTTGCGATAGCCATACCGGTCTTATGTTATGGTGCATTTTCGTTTGAACTTGAGGGTGCCGGTAGCACTATTGAAGCTATCACAGTAGCATTAGCAGTAACACTTGGACTATTTGGAGTCGGTGTTGGACTGCTAATGATTTTTACAAAAACCAGTTTGGGTATTTTTGATAAAGAAAAACCCCAAACAATAACTAAAAAGGAAATAACTATGAATATAAGTAATGATATTCCCAACGAAGAACCTATTGTAGAGGAAGAAACCTCTACATATGAAGTCACTACAGATAATGAGCAACCAGTATCTGAAAGTATAAGGTTAATGAACGAAGAAAAGCAACTCGTAGGTTTAATTCTTCAACAAGCAGACGAACTTGATCGTCTAAACCAAGAATTAACAGCTTGTCAAACTAGACTCAAAGCTAAAGGATGGGTACTTACTGACACAGGAGAATGGGGAACAGAATAATGGAAGATTTTTTATACACACTCGGTGCGGTTGCCATATTTGCTATTGTCGCTTGGGCGATTCTGTACTTGGATGATGACAATGCAGAAATGTAAATAGAAAGATCATGTGGTGGAGTAAAGTAATAAAGAAACTGCGTAAAGAGAAAGGGTTAACTCTCGCAGACATGGAAAAGCTAACCGGCTTTCATCAACCCTATCTATCCTCTTTAGAGAATGGCAAACACAGTCCAAAGATTTCTACATTGGAAAGCATTCTGAAAGAACTCGATCAAGAATTAACTATCCAACCACTAGATGAACACAGGACACGATCTTGATAAACGTTTAAACGTTATCGAATCTGCGGTCTATCTTTTATTTGAAAAAGATATTGTTGTTTACGTTGGGGAAAGTGGCAACCCTCTTTCAAGGATAGGAACGCATGTAAAGCAAAAAATATTTACCTCTTATAGAATACTTAAATGCCATCCGGATCGTAGAAGGTATTGGGAAAAGGTTTTAATTCTCAAGTATCAACCTAGATACAACAAAACCTACAAAAAGAAATGGACTAAAGATAATGTTATAAACTTTCCGCTTAGTGATAAGTATCCTATCAAAACTTCTTGTACTACATCTATTGGTGCTTATGTTACCGGTGGTCATCACTCAAATAACTCTTGGGTGTCCACTTCTACATGTACTTCTTCTCATGGCATAGGCACTACATCAGCAACCCTAGATTATGGGGATATCTACATAGATGGAGACGACTACAATACGCTTCGTTTTATGAGTGCGAGTGGTGGTTTTACTATACGCCCAAAGAAGAAACCATCAAAGAATAATAAGGGCAAGAATAACCAAAAGAAAAGTGCAGTTAACTAGCAGTATTATCCAGTAATCAATCACTGTTCTTCTTCATCCTCATCATCTAGGCTTCTGTAATACTCCACAATGGCAAGTATGTCCCTAGTGTAACGC